ACCCTCACCAACACGGTCACGGTGACAAAGCCGGTACAAGTCACGCCAGCCACCGATCTGGATCTGAGCCTGATACCGGAGATCTGAGCCATGGCCAACAAGACCCGTTCGAAGCGCGAGCGCTTCCGGGCGTTCGCGGAGGCCTATCTCAACGCTGCCAACTCGACGACCTACCTGAACGTCTACCAGAGCGCCCTGGCCGCGGGCTACAAGGAATCCTACGCGTCGTCGCAGGCGTATAAACTGTTGGAAAATGTAGGTATTCAGAGAGAGATCGATGCCATCAAGGCCGAGCGCCGCGGAAATCCCAACATCGCGACCGCCGACGAGGTGCTCGAGGCCCTCACGACCCAGCTGCGCGTGCTGCCGAATCAGCTCTTCGACCCGGAAACCAAGGCGCTCATCACGCCGGCCAACATGACCGACCGCCAGGCCCAGGCGCTCGCCGGCTACGAGGTGAAGGAACGCACGGTGTGGTCCCGTAGCGGCGAGGACACGCCCCCCGAAACCGAAACGACCTACAAGTTCAAGCTGGTCGACCGCCAAAAGGCAGCTGTCGAGCTGGGGCGGTATCATGGCTTGTTCGAGAAGGACAATAAGCAGCAGGCCCCTACGGCCCCCCAGGCGATGGTCGCCTTCCCGACCGGGCCCATGAGCCTCGAGGAGTGGCAACGTCAAGCTGAAGCGATCCTGGCACGCCAGAAAGAGGAGAAAGCGACCTGTCCATGAAAAAGAAAAAGCCCAAAACCCTGATGGAAGTGATGGAGCGGTTCCCTGATATGCAATCGGGCGGGACTACCGGGAAAGATGTCCCGCAAGCTCCGATGCCGACTTTCATGGGCCAACAGCCCGAAGACCCGGACCCCTGGAAGCACCGGTCGGATGGGATGCGCTGCAAAACCTGTATGTGGTGGCTCCGCAAGGGCGGGACCAGGATCGGCCGCTGTCGGCGCCGGGCTCCGGCCATGAGCGGTTTCCCGGTGATGTTCGAGCACGACTGGTGCGGCGAGCACCGCCTCGATGAAACAAAGGTCTGATGACGTTTTGGTCACCCCAGCCCGGCCCCCAGCTGCTGGCGGTAACCTGTCCCGCTGATGAAATCCTATTCGGCGGCAGCCGCGGTGGGGGCAAGAGCGACGTTCTGATAGGGCGCCACATCGCCGGCGCCGAGCTGTACAGGGACCATTGGAACGGCCTGATCATCCGGCGCAAGTACAAGGATTTTGCCGAGCTCCGCCGGCGCTGGGATGAGCTGATAGGTTCAGGCCTGCCGGCAGAGCGCATCGGGGGCGAGAACCAGAGCAACTACATCCGGTTCAAGAATTCCGCCGCCCAGGTCGTGATGATGGCGATGCAGCGCCTGGAGCAACTCGAGGACATCCAGGGCCACCAGTATCCGGAGATCAGCGTAGATGAATGCACCAACTTCCCCTGGTTCGCCAAGCTGGTTGACAAGCTCCGAGGGGCTAATCGCTCGCCTCATGGCGTGCCTACTCATTTGTTCTTCACCGGAAACCCTGGCGGCCCGGGGCATATGGCCACCAAGGACTATTTCCGACTGGGTACCGGCGGCCAGACCCCAGGAAAGATCTGGTTCGACGACCAGGGATCCGCGCGCGTCTTCATCCCCAGCTTTCTCGCAGACAATAGAATCCTATGCGATGCTGACCCCAAGTACGTCCGCCGCCTCATGGGGATTTCTGACCCGGTCCTCCGGAAGGCGTGGCTTGATGGCGACTGGGATGTCTACCTGGGCCAGGCGTTCAGAATCACGGCTCGCCATGTCGTGGCGCCTATACCCTTACCCGAATACTGTCAGCTATACATGACCATGGACTGGGGCTTTGGGCACCCCTTCTCGATTGGCTGGTGGTGGTGTGATAGTGAGGACCGACTCTACCGATTCGCCGAATGGTATGGCTGGAACGGATCCGAGAACGAAGGGCTCCGGCTCGAGGACTCCCTCATCGCTGATGGAATCCATGAGCGCGAGCACAAGCTTGGCATTTCCGATCGGCCAATCGTTCGCCTTGCCGGCCCAGACTGCTGGAACAAGAAGCCGGATTACAAGGGCGGCGGACAGGGCCCGAGCACGGCGACAGTCTTCCAACAGAAGGGCCTCACGCTGCGCCCTGGAGATCCTAACAGAGCGATTAAGATCAGAGCATTCCGCGAGCGCATCGCTCTTCCGGCGAGCGATCGAGATCTGCCGAAGCTGGTGGTCTACAGCACTTGCAAACAGTTCTTGCGCACGATCCCGTCTTTGGCTATGGACGAGGACAACCCCGAGGATATCGACACCGAGCAAGAGGACCATGTGTATGACGAGGCCGCACACATCGTTATGTTCAAAGCGACCGGGATCGCGGTGGAGAACATAGCCAAGAAGGCCGCGGCCAAGAAGCGTGAGGAAACCCTCGCGCAGATCCCAAAGCATCACCGCGCCATCTGGGACGAGCTCGAGGAGCTCCGCCGGCGCATCGAGGGCGTTGAGGATGAGTAAGGAGAACTACCGCATCTGCATCCAGATTGAAAACGTCCTGCATACGCTCACGGTTGATGATGCCGTCGACCTGGCGGAATCGATTATGAAAACGGTGGATCAGGCCTGGAAGCACGACGTCCAGTATCAGGCCAAGGCGGAGGTCGACAAGATCGTCAAGGAGGCGCTCGATGGCTGAGCTCAAGGCCTACAAGAACAAGCAGGGCTGGCAGATCGAGATCCCGGTCGGCACTTGCCTGCATACGGTTTCCATGGCCCGGGCCATCCTGCTGATCGCCGACATCAAAGAAACGATCAAGGGCATCGCCGAAAAGAACATTGAACGGAACCTGAAGGATGACTGAGCTCAAGCCGACCGATTACGGATATCTGATGCAGTTCAAGGGGCGCGAGGTCGCCATCGATCCCAACCCCTGCAGGCGCCTGCTGGGCCCTGGGCCGGCCGGCGTCCGGTGCAAGACCTGCAAGCGCCTCGAGGTCAGGCAGTACGCTAACACCTACTACAAGTGCCAGCTGCGCAACAACACCAGCGGCCCGGCAACCGATCACCGGGTCAACTGGTTCGCGTGCGCTAAATACGAAAGGAGGTAGTCGTCGTGGAGAGAGAAGAGATCGAAAACCGCTTCACCTATCACGCACCCAAAGCCGACCAGCCGAAGCGTTACGAGGTCATCCGCGGCCACGCCAAGGCGTTCGCCCTGGTCATCGAGGAGATGGTGCCGGAATCCCGCGAGAAGTCCCTCGCCTTCACCAAGCTCGAAGAGGTGATGATGTGGGCCAATGCCGCGATCGCGAGGAGGGAATAACATGGACGACCGCGAGCTGCTGCTGAAGGTGGCCTGGCATTTCCTGGGCACACCCTATATCTGGGGCGGTGATGATCCTTCCGGGTTCGATTGCAGCGGGTTCGCCATCGAGTGCCTGCAGTCGGTTGGCATCCTTCCGCGTCGTGGTGACTGGGCCGCCGGCGGGCTGTACGATATGTTCAAGAAGGGGCGACGCGACTGGATATCGGAATATAAACCCGGCGACCTTGTCTTCTGGAAGGGGGCCGAGTCCGATGCTATTATCCATGTTGAGATTGTGGTGGACTCTGAGCGTAGCATTGGCGCGTCAGGCGGTGGCTCAGCGGTCCTCACGGCTTCAGATGCCTGGAGGAAAAACAGCTACATCAAGATCCGGCCCTTCGCCACTCGACCCAACCTGGCCGGCGTCCTTAACCCCTTTCATTATCGCGAGTCGGTTGCTTCCGGACCCAGCACGACTGGAGGACCGCGGAATGTCTGATATGAGCGCTACATTTGAAGTCGAAGGCAAGAAGGCGACGGTCAGGTTTTCAGCCCAGGCCGTCGAGGTTGCGCTGACCACACTCAGCGCGAAAGTGGACGGGATCGTCCAAACACTTAAACGAATGGAGGATGGGAACATGGCAACATTCGAAGAGATCATCACCGAGTTGCAGAACACCAAGGCCGGCGTGCAATCCCTCAACACCCTGATGGATTCGATGCGCCAGAAGATCTCAGACCTGCTGGCCGGCGAGATCGTCCCGCCCAACCTGCAGGCCAAGATCGATGCGATCTTCCTGGAGGCCAAGGGCGTGAGCGCCGAGATCCAGGTGGCCCTGGACGAGAACCCGGTCGAGCCGGTCGAGCCGCCCCCGGTCGAGCCCCCGGTCGAAGGCGAGGTGTAACCGAAAACCCCCGGGGCTTGCGGAATCAACCTGGGAATGGCGTTCCCTGAGGTGAGGCAGCCGCGGGCCCTGGGGGCTCTTCAAGGAGAGATCCATGCTGACCAACAGCCAAGTGAAACGATTGGCCATCGCCCTGATGGTGCTATGCGCCACCATCGCGATCTTTATTGCGACCGGGAGTTGCGAGGTCTACCAGATCTCGAGCGGCGGCATCAAGGGCCTGACCTGGGAGCCCCAGCCCGGCGATAGCCCTGATTCGTACAACTACTATTTTCTCCAGATGGAGAGCGGGAACATATTCGGCCGCGGCGCGGTGGGCGTTCCGACGACGACCATACGATTCCGGACGATCGGCACCTATTCGCTCTGGGTTCAGGCCTGCAAGACCATTGACGGCGTAAAGCAATGCGGCCCCTGGTCCCAGTCGACTGACCCGGCGTTCGGGTTCGTTAATGGCAACCAAGCGCCATGGCTGATCCGGGTTGTGCCTTGAGCACGCGAGCCGAAATAAAGGGCCTGATGCTCGAGATGTTGAGCCAGGCCTTTCAGCCGAGCGACGTCCAGGCGAACCAGCAGATGGGCATCAACTTGAGCAACGCCGTCAAGCGCGACGGCGGCGTGGTGATCGTCCAGAACCAGAACGTCGAGGTGTACGCCCGCATCGTGCCCACCATGGTCAAGGTGCTCCAGGCCCTGGACGATCTCGAGGAGCCCCTCCAGCTGCCGCCGGTCGCTCTGCAGCTGCCGGCGCCGACGATCGAGGAGGACGAGGATCCGATCGATGCCTGCTGCGCGTTCATGTTCGAGCAACGGATCCCCTGGAAACCCATGCAGGAGCTGATGCAGGCCCGCTACCTGGAGTACGTCACCGGCCGCTTCAAGACCAAGACCGAGGCCGCCAAGATGCTGGAGGTCGGATCGACCTATCTTTGCAAACTGACCAACAAGAAGGAGCAACAAGCATGAAGCGCATTATCGAAATCCTTTCGATCGCCATGGTCTGCGCCTGCGTCGTGCTTTTCATCCTGGCGCTCGCCGGCGCCTCCGAGGCCGCCTCGCTCACCAAGCCGGTCACGCTCGCCTGGGAGCAAGAGGAGTCAGCGTTCATTGCGCCCGAAGGCTCGAGCACCATCCCGCTCAACAGCTGGAAGCTTTACCAGAAGGACACGCCCGATGGTCCGGTAACTGGCACGATAGCCGTCCCGTATGACCCGAGCAAGCTCAGCGCGCCGGTCAACGGCTATCGGACTTATACCTACGGCCCGATGAGCATTACGGCGACCGGCGTGGGCGGCACGACCGTCCAGAGGTGCTGGCACGCCACCGCCCTGGGCAACGACCGGACGCCGCCGTCTGAAACCGGGCCGTCGAACACGGCCTGCGACGACTTTATCCTACCGCCCGACCCGATCCGGCCCCCGGGCGCCCCCGTGAAAATGCAGGTGAAACCATAATGGACATCCAAATGCTTGATTATGGGCTGGTGACTGTCATCCTGATCCTGATTGCCGTCATCGTCTACCAGGCGGTGATCTATCACCTCGACCGGTCCCGTGCGATCAGGGCGCACGACAACTTGATGGACCGGCTCATGGCGCAGGACTTTAATGCCTACTTGGCCAGCAGGCGCATTCAGCAGGTCCAGAACCATAAGCGCCGCACCCTGAGGGAGCTCGCAGGATGGAGCAAGAAGAAAGGCCAGAAGGAGCCCGACGATGGTCAGACTGGGCGCCAAGACGATCTGGGGTTGCCGGTAAATTAGGCTGGGACTGCATGATCGGACTGTTGGTCCCGGGAGCGAACATCGGCAACCGACGCAACGTCGTCGTAGGCCTGGTGTGCGCGTTGATCTATGGCGCGGTGGCCGGCCTGGTGGTCGGCTACGCTCTGGCGGTGTGGCAATCGTATGGGTAAACAGGACACCGTGCGCATCGTGCTGCCGCGCAGGATCGTGAGCCGCGGAAGGTTTCCGAAGATCACGCGGTCCTTCGTTGACTCGCAGCGGCGGATAACGATCGTCGAGTACCTGATCTCGAGCGTGACCCCTGACGGCATGGCGGTTTATATGCTGAACGAGAGCACGACCAAGGGGATCCACAACCTGGTCATACAGGAGGGAACCAAATGCCAGTCAAAATAGAGAAAGAGGACGACGGCTACACCGTCCGCACCCCCAAGGGCGTGAAGGGCAAGGGCATGACGCTGCGCAACGCGAAGGCCCAGGAACGCCTGCTGAACGCCATCGAACACGGGTTCAAGGCCGACAAACCAAAACACAAGCGGAAAGGATTCAGCTACTGATGGAATCAAAAGAGCTCCACACGATCCTGTTGGGCGGAAGCAACGATGGCGTGATGATGACTGACTACGGCGGGAAGATCGGGCTCTTCCGCTACAACGAGAGCACCCAGGGCAAGAATTTCCTGCGGATGTGCTATCCCAAGACCCGCAACGGCGCGAGCGACAAGCAGCTCCCCATGGGCGTGGACCTGGGCGACAAAGCCGCCGCGATCAACGCACTCGAACAATTCCTGCTGGTCCTGAGGGCCCATAAATGAACCCGATCTCCACCCAGGAAGTGGCCGACGTCATCCAGGTCGAGCGCGTAGCCTTCTATGAATGGGTGATCCAGGGCTATGTGCTTCCCACCAAGGTCGCCAAGTCCCGCGGCATTTCCGCTCAGTTCGATATGCAGGGGCTCATCGCCGCGGAGATATTCAACCGCCTGCGCAAGAACATCCGCCGGCCGACTGCCGGCAAGATCTCGCGCTGGTACCAGGAGCACGGCAGCACCAAGCCTGGCGATGTCATCTACGCCAAGGTGAACAACGGGTCGATCGAAATCAAAGGGGCCTTTGAGCTCAACGAGGCGATCGACGATGCGCACTATCTGATCACCATACCCACCTGGTCCATCCGGCAATGGATCGAATCCCGACTGAAGGAGATTCAACGCCATGGCCGCGAAAGACCCGATCGACGAAACCAAAGTCCGCAAAATATTTGACAAGCTCTTCGCCATCCAGGCGATGACCGAGATCGAGATCCTCCACCGCGTCTGGTTTCGGAACGTGCTCTATTACCTGGGCGAACAATGGTTCGAATGGGTGAGGGGCCAGAACACGTTCCGGCGGATGATCCCCAACATCAACACGCCCACCCCGGTTTCCAACATGATCCGCGACTATGTCCGGAGCATGAAGAGCCTGATCATCAACAAAGAGTATGCGGTCACGATCTGGCCGAATTCCAACGACCAGGACGATCGCGTCGCGGCCGAAATGGGAGAACAATTCCTGCGGTGGCTGGAAACCTGGGACGACGAGCGCCACATGGACGAGCGCGAGAAGATCGCGATCTGGGTGATCATCACCGGGATCGGCTTCGACCGCACCTATCTCTCGACCGAGAACGACGCCTGGACCTTTGACAAGAACGGAAACCCCATCACGACCGGGAATATCGTGTCGGAATCCGTTAGCCCCTTCGCCGTGTCGCTTGACACCTATGGCGATACCCTCCGCAAGAAGCGCTACATCGGCATCAAGAGCCTGCGCCCCCGGGAGTGGGTGGAGGACACGTTCCACATCTCCGCGGTGGCCGAGGCCCAGGAGCGCGAGATCATCGACTACGAGCGCAAGCTCGCCAAGCTGGTGGCCAACGTGAGCCCCTGGAAGGGCGACGGCCTGGACCAGATGACCGATCTGGCCGATGAGGACATGGTGCTTTTCAAGGAGGTCGAGATCCGGCCGACCATAAAGAACCCCAACGGCATCTATGCGGCCATGGTGGGCAACCAGTTCATCTTCAAATACAACCGGCTGCCGATCAAAGTCGAGGAGAGCGGCCGCTGGGAATACAGCCTCACCGACTTCCACTATCACTATGTGCCCGGGCGCTACTGGCCTGACGGCGGAATCAACGACCTGATCAGCCCCCAGAACACGGTCAACGACATCGACCAGGATCTGGCGGTCAACCGCAAGGGCATCGGCCGGCCGATCGTGCTGGTGGGCACCGACGTCAATATGTCGCGCAAGACCCACCTGGGCCAGAGTGTGACCGTCCTGCAGTTCGACGGCCTGCTGTCCGGAGGCATCGCCCCCGAGATCCAGAGCGGCAAGCCGTTGCCCCAGCAGGTGCTCGAAGAGCGGGCCATCCATATGCAGACGACCCAGGACGCGGCCGGCGACCCCAAGAACGTGCTCCGCGGCAAGGCCCCCTCGAGCAACCCCTCCGGCGTCATGGTGGACATCCTGAGGGATGCGGCCGAGCAAGGCCACCTCCCGGACGTCAACCGGTTCTACCGGGCCCTCAAGCGCGTCAAGCGCAAGCAGCTGATCCTGGCCCAGGAGGGCTACACCGAGGAGCGGATGATCAAGATCCCTGACAAGGGCGGCCGGCCGGCGGCCATCACGTTCAAGGGCGCCAACCTGCGCAACAACACCGACATCCGGATCGAGCTCTCATCCGGCATCTCGAGCACCAAGGCCGGTCAGTCCCAGATGCTGATCAAGCTGACCGAAACCGGGTTCTTCAACGCCGACAACCCCCTGGATCCCGAATACCGCATCGAGCTGCTGAAAAAGATGGGGTTGAGTGGGTTCAAGGACAAGAGCAACGTCGACACCCAGCGGGCGGTCGACGAGAACGAACGGGTCGCCAACATCAAGGCGGAAGACTTCGCGACCTGGAAGGGCGAGATCCCTGACCCCGACGACCCCAACGCCCCACCGGAGATGGTCGAGATCCCGGTCGTGCCCGGGTTGTTCCTGGCGATCGGCGACGGCGCGGGGGATGGCATCGTGATCAGCGAGGATCCGCTCTTCAAATACGACAATCACCAGGTCCACTATGAAACGCATCGGCGTTTTGTGATGGACCGGGCATTCCTGCATATCGACCCCAACGCCCAGGAGGCCATGCTGGTCCATATGGACTATCATATGTGGACGTTGCAGATGGAGGAGAAGAAAAAGCAGGAGGAGATGATGCAGGCCGCGGCTGATTACGAGGCCCAGGCGATGGGCGCCAAGGAGGCCATGGGCGTGGCAGGCGGCGGCAACGGTAGCGGAGGGGGCAAGACCCCATTCGGCGACCCCATAGGGGGTGGCGACGGCGGTGAGATCCCGCCCCAGTTCGCCGGCCAGGATCTTGAGATGTTGGCCGAGGGAGGGGAACCCGTTGGCGGTGGGTCGGCATCCGAGGCCGGAGCCGGGACCAACCCGATGGCAACGTAGCCAAATAGAGTTTGACTGAATTGGCGCTTGATTGATCTAATTGGTACAACGGGAAGTGTAATACATAATCGTAACCACAATCCCGGCCCCATCAAGTGCGGGTTCCGCCTTTGATGTAGGCCACAATGGGGAGGCAAAGGCCATGACAGTTTTCGATTCAACCCAAGTAGACGTAGCGGCGAAGGGTCTTCTATCGACCCCTCCTCCTGGTACACCTCCAGAGGGCGAGAAGCCTCCTGGCGACGGTGCCGCGAAGGACGGTGGGAAGTCCGCGGAAGAGTCCCGCCCGGCAACAACCGACCTTATCAGCACGATCCTGGACAAGCACGGTCTGAGCTCCCCTGAGGAGCTGGCGGAATTCGTTGACCGCATCGCCGAAAGAGATGGCCAGATCGGTGACTATGACCCGGAAGAATTGCTGAAGGCCAAGAACACTTTGGACGCCTACCAACGCGAATGGGCGAAGGCGGAGCAAGAGAAGCTGAAGGCTTCCGAAACACCGGAGCAAACGATCGCACGCCTCGAGCGCGAGGCCGCCGAAAGGGAAAACAAGAATCTCCAGCGGGCCAAACAGCGTCAGCAGTCCGAAGCCGCCAGGAAAGCGGTCAAGACCTTCACCGACGTTGTGACCTCCACCGTCAAAGCTGAAAAGCTGCCTTCCGAGTATGTCCCGTTCATCCAGGAATTCATGGGAGTCAACAACCCGGTGAACGATGTGAACATTCAAGACAGGGCCGCGGTGAAGAAGCTCGCCAAGGACTACGGCATCAAGCGGATGCTGGAGTTCGAACAAGTCGTGATCAAGCGATATCGCGACGGCAAAGTGGAGATCCCCAAGGTACCCGACGGCGCCAGCGATCAGACTCCGGTTACAACCGACACTAAACCGAAAAATTTAAAGGAGTCCCGTGCCATGGCGCACACCTTGATCAGCAAGCTCTGGGCGCCCAAGTAACGAGGACGACCGGAGGATAGACCAATGGCTGGCGTATATCACGATCTTTCTGCGATCCAAGAAACCCTCAAGACCGTTTACGGCGCAGGCCTCCAGGCCCAGTTCGCCGACGAGCGCACCACCTACAACCAGTTCCCGAAGACCGGCCGGGCCCCCCGCGGGCTGGGTTACGTTTTCGGCGCACGCTATGCACGCGCCCAGGGCGTCGGCGCGCGGCGCGAGTCTGAGATCCTGCCTGACCCGCTGGCCGGCAAGTACGACCAGGGGCTCATCAAACCCAAGTACATCTACGGCACCTTGCGCCTGACCGGCCCTGCCATCGAGGCGGCCAAGGGCGACGTCGCGGCCTTTGTCGACGGCCTCTCCGATGCGGTAGATGACATCTACCAGTCCCTGGTGAACGACCTGAACCGCCAGTCGGTTTCCGACGGGTTCGGCCTGCTGGGCACGCTCTCCGCGGCGTCGGATGCCCTCACCACCTCCGCCACCACCTGGACCGTTCCCTTGAACAACGACATGGGTTGCAAGCGCGTTGTCCCGGGGATGCTGGTGGACTTCTTCAACGCCGGCAACATCGACCAGTCAGCGATCGCAAGCCGGGTCGCCAGCGTCGATTTCGCGGGCAAGTCCATCGAGATGGAGCCGAATGACAGCTCCTTCAAGACCAACCACCCGATCATCGCGGCCCGGTCCTACACGGTTGCGACCGACACGGTTGCCCAGGGATCCTTCATGGTCCGGATGGGCGCCCGCGAGGCAGTCCACGCCACCACCAACGTACCGGTGGAGATGACCGGCATCGATGGCATCTATGACGACGGGACGTTGTTGGCCACTTTTGAGAATATCGCCGTCGCCACCAACCCCTGGTGGAAGGCCAACGTCCTGGGCAACAGCGGCGTGAACCGCGAGCTGTCCATCGACCTGATGCTGCAGGGCATCGACCTCGCCCGCACCCAGAGCGGCAAACGCATCACGACCATGCGCATGGGCCTGGGCCAGCGCCGGAAGTATGCCGGCCTCCTGCTGCCGGATGTCCGTTTTGCTCCGACCGAGTTGAGGGGCGGTTACGAAACCCTCACCTTCGCCGCCGGAGATGGCCTGGTCAAGATCGTCGTCGACCCGGATCTCGCCACCAACAAGGTGTACATGGAGCCGGATGGGGCGATCCAGAAGTACGAGATGACCGGGCTGGGCTGGGGCAACCTCGACCAGCAGATCCACCAGCGTGCTGGCTACGATGAGTGGGATCAGTTCCTGCGCATCTACACCAACCTGGGCGCGGAGCAACGGAATTGCCTGGTGCTCCTGAAAGACCTGATCGAGCCCGCGCTCTACACATAACCCATGGCCAATAAGGCCTAACGGTGGGCGTTAAGCCCCGGGGGGGCCGGTGCAACTGGGCCGGCCCCCATCTTCAACCAAGTATCCTGCGCCTGCAGGGGAGAACTATCGGAGGACCACCATGATCAAACAGCGCAACCTCGATCCCTCTTTGCAGAAACGGCTGGGCATCGCCGAGAACGTCCTGGGCTCCATGCTCGCAAGCGCCGCCAAGACCTACGGCGCGGATGCCGTGGCCGACATGGACTACGAGCTGCATATCCTGGGCTCCGGCATCGACATCACCAACGTCACGCCGAAATTCATCGGCCAGAAGATCGCCATCATCTGTCCGGACTCGACCACCAACGCCACCGCCACCACCGGCGCCGGCGTGACCTGGGACGGCACCAATGATGTGGCGACCTTCGCTGACAACGACGATGCGATTTTCGCCGTGGCCATCAGCCTGACGCGCTGGTTCGTTTACAGCAACGTCGGTGCGGTCGCGTTCACCTAAACCCTGAAGCTCGCGGGCACACCCCCCGCGTTGGGGGTGGGCGTGATTCCTGCCGGGGATGACCGTCCACCCCTTTATTCCCAACGAGGATGATATGTACACACCGGATCGATC